GTACAGACTACTTCGGGCTATTTACCCGTGGAACCACTCTCGGTGGTGTGCCTTGTAAGGCTCAAATTTCAGCTACAGCTCGGGTTTAACTAGTGAGTATTTAACCGCTCCCTCAGGAGGCTAACGAAGTTAGACTTATGGTTCTTTAAACCACACCCTCAATGAAGAGGAGGACCACGCCAGATGTATAAGGTAATAATACCTGGTAAAATAAAATGTAAGTATATAGACATGTAATATAAATTGATTTGTTCTGTAGCTTGTCAGAACCCCATATGTTCTCAAGCGCTAGCTGGACCAACTGCACTAATGAAGAGTTTTACCAGACTCTTCACTATTGTGGGGTTGACATCTGCTTTAAGAGACACTATACCATTTTTCTTGACGCTGAACACTTGCTGCAAGACGGAAGTATTGCCGATAGCAGCATTGATCACAGCTGGTAATACAGTAGAATACAATGTGGCTATCAACACGCCTGATGCATCTATAGTGGGTGCTTGAGCATATTGTGTATCTAAGGCTATAGTACCCGTGAAATCTCGATCGAACTACAGATCGATCTGATTAGCATTTACTGTACTGATTTTGTACTTGATCCCAGGTGCAGTGATGCTGTTGCTAGGGAAACGTGTCGATGAAGTTGCCGCAGGTGCGATATATGTTATGTTAGTGATGTCGTCTAACCATTAGTTGATACTTTCACTTGGTTGAGGGTCGTATAGTGAGATGTCATAGTTAATGTACAATTGTCCTAACAACAATGCATTGCTGTTACTGCTCTTCACCGTGAAATACCCAGGATAGTAATCTGTGAGGCTGACTTAAGTGTTCACGCTGGGGTTGCCGACGTAAAATTTTTTCTTCTTTGCCTCTATATCTATGTCAAGTTTACCGTTACTGTAGGCCTGTATTTACTTACGATGCTTAAAATTAGATAATTCGGTGAAAGTCAGACCGGCGGCACTAGCTACGTCTGCAGGGTCTGTGTCGTAGGCTATAACTACATAACCTTCTGCTGTAGCTGAACATGTACTGCAATACTCGAGAGACAGGGAATTGATCTTAAATTTCTCGTATCCTGCTGCTATGCTAGACAGCCAAGGCATCAAATATTAATTGCCTGCATTAACCTAGTAAACATACGACTGAGAAATTCCCACAGACTCAACTAACATCTCACGATGTCTTACTCGATTGACTCCAAGGCTATTTGTGGGCTGTACTCTCTGTTGTCTTAACGGTCTTGATTGTCGAGGCTACCCGTTAAACTTGTTTAAGTTCCTATTCTTCTATTAGTTATACTGAGGTTTAGGTTGAGTTCGTTTTTATTATTATTTCTTGTGTTAGACATTATTCTTCTTCATGTAATGAGGAATTTTGTATTATTAAGTTTTGATAATTGTTTATTACGAATAATTGTCTCTCCTGCCGTTGATTTTAGGGTTATTATACTCAAACATCATTAGTAGGTTGTATATGCTGATTCCTAACCTGTGGTTGATGTAGGGTTGATCGATGTACTGTACGGATGAGTCTTCTTCTACTAAACAATACTTATTGTATTTATTGACTGAGTTGGAGTAAGTTGCAGCTGGTAATTGCTTGTATCTTTGGTAGCATATTTCCTCGAGTAGTGTAGAAGCTCTCTCACTCTTAACCCCCTAGAATATAGCTAGTGCGTGCAAGCTAGGGTTCTTGATCAACTATTGATTGCGCTTATTGTATGTCATCTTGTGAGTGAGTACCTTACCGTAATCTCTCCATTGATTTCCGTTGAAGACCCATTTCGAGCAGAAATCATACTAATCAAAAGTAGACGCTAGCACTTCTTTTACGCACTGGCCCAGGCCTGTAAATGATAAATCTTTGCTCCGAGATGTCTTAAGCAATATAGACTAAGATATATCAAGTAAGTGCCACACAACCATGTCGTCTCCTGCTGCCCAGATAAAGTATTGACCTGTTACTCTCTAACCCTAGCAATACAAATAATATTCTCCATAAGCTAAGGAGGAAGATGTATTGAAGTATGTGGTGAATGGGTGGCCACTGAAAGTCATGCCGCTGATATCGTAATACATAAAATCTAGCCAAGGTTGAGACAATGATGCATACTAAGGTTGAGACTGTTTGAATATGTCTACAATGTATTAAGGCCATTTTTCCAATCCGATTCCTGGCAGCTATACGAATAATATACTCCTATGGTTAGTGCATAACTGCTTGAAGCTGACCTTTAGCTGTTAGATGTCTGGCACGTTGTTGATAAACCACTCGTTCTGTAGTATTTATTCAAAGATCTTGTCGACTAAAAGTGTAGTAATTGGATCAACTGCAACTTATCTCAATGCTGTGTGTTGCGTGCTCTCAAATGCACTACCATCAATTGAGTGGCTAAGCATGTCTCTAGAGACGTTACTAGTAAATATTTTTTGTAGCTACTTCTTATTATACCCTTATATAAAACCTGGCATTGCGTTCTTTAGGCTTTTCCAGAATAAGGTCTATAGTAGTGTGAGGAGTCCGCAATATTCTGAACTAGGGTTGCAGATTGTACGAGGTCTTTCGGAGACTCCTACCACTGAATGATGTACGAATTTGTTTAATTCGGCACTGTACACTTCTCCTCCCTTAAGAATAGTGTTGAAGCTACCGCTACTTACACGTGAATGTTGACATTCTTTTATTAGTTACTTCATGTAGGCATCTTTCTTGCTCTGACTGAACCCTTCCCTAGAATTGATATCTCTCATAGGATTGTAATCCCTCACGTAGCTGTAGTCGAAGTTGGATATTTTCTTTTTTATGGGGGGTAGATACACATCGTCACAGAAACTCTTGAAAGCATCTAGTTCTTTTTCGTCTAAGTACAGATGAGAGGCGAAGAACCTATGATATAAGCCATAGAATAGGTTGTCTATAGTCTTACTGTGAAATTCATAATTCTAGAGGTCAGGTTTCCAGCCTGTAGATATGTTCAAGCAGTCGTAATCTGGCTCTACTAATACACCTCTTTTTATACATAACCCGATGTTGGCTTGATAATATTCAGAAAGCTTGCTCATGCTTTATGTGTGGTACTCTGAATATTCTTGACTGAAGGGGAGGTGTTTGGGCAAATCCTGTATCTCCAAGTAAGGTTTGTTGACAAAATAGCCTTCTGTGTAAGTTTTGATCTAACTAGTCTACTCCTTACTTCCTGTTGACTGCGTAGGAACTTCTTGCTCTTGTAAGAGGAGTTACTTGTACTACTTAGAATACTGGTTGAATTCTGGTATGCTAATTGTCTCGTTCACCCTTGCACTTATTAGCTGTAGCCGTTCACCATCATATTATTATTGCTTAGTGCTAGATCTCTGACCTCTCTCTACAGACCCATTGCTGAGAGTATTATAGACTTGTAAGTCTTAGAAGGCTTGTGCACCAGCTACACCTTCTTCCCACTAGTAAGTACTCTCAAACTTTATACGTCTTTTCCTAAGCAGTCTAATATGTATTGATCTTGCCACGCAGTACCTCTGATCGTGATGATGTCAGTGTTATCTTATTAGTATTA